GAAACCCATAGGGGGGCAGGGGCGTAAAACACCCCTTTCGTGTTACTATGTAGGGAGAGATAACGGGCGTCTCTACTCTGACGTAGCACTGCATGCAAATTGACATGGCCCATTTCGATAACACAATGACATGAATATTATAAGCAGTAAACTCCAGTTGCCCGAAACGATAGGGGAGTGCGTAAAGCAACACATGTCGGCGTTATCTAATAACCACCGACTATTAAGTCCAGCGCTGAGCAGTTTTGCTCTCCCCAGCGCTGGTACTGGGATTTGGGAATTTATTTCCCGGGGAATAGGTCAGGCATCGCCGCAAACTGAGGAGTTGGTCACTTCTAAGAATGCGAAGAAGGCTTGTCTTCTGGTTACAGTGGTGGTAACCATTCGCGTCGTGTATCGGTGGACACGGATGCGACGCTCTCGAATTGGTTCAAAGATTCAGAGGGTGATAGAACTTAGCGAGGAGGCTATGATCAGACGTACTTTTGCGAAAGTGCAATACGCTACTGAGTACAGCAGCTTGACCAAAATTAAAATTGGCGAGTTGTTTGAACAAGGATGCGTTCTGATCAGGCATGATAGTAGGGTAGACGGACAACATTCGTTGGAGTTAACCGCGAGGGACTGGTTTGAAGACATCTCAAAGAGAGTTTCAGAGCCGGATGTCATTGATCTCAATGACACGGTTGGGGAACTGAGAACTGGAACTAATGCTGTCTACAGAGGCATTTGGCATGCAATCTGGAATAAACCACCACCTGTTTCTGCAGGAGCTTGGGATTTTCAGGGCAAAGCGCAGAAGATTTCATATGATGTAATCTTTCTGGGTCGAGCTAGTAATCGTCGAAAGATTGAATACAGTTGCGTTGTCGACCATGGCTTGAGTAGCGGTTGGATTAAATTCTTCTATGAAGAGAATGACAACATTCACAATTTCGCAAGAGTTTGGAAGCGTGTTGATTGTTTAATTAATAGATTAGGGTATGATCACATCCTTATGATACCTCCTGACGGTTGGTGGCCCATGTGGGTTCCTGATCCTCAGAAGTACTTAGCTCTTTACTTAGAAAAACATAGAATTAAAACGATAGCAGATAAAATCACCATTACCATGCGCTCTGATGGTAGCTGGAATGAGAACGTGTTTCTTGCCACTTACAGGAATACGGTCTCTGGCAATAGCCAAGTCAGCATGGGGCATCAACTTTCCGACGTTGCCATGAGCAACTACCTACCGAAGGTACGTAGGGAGGTTATGAACCGCAGAGCATTTAGCAGTGATCAAGAGTGACTGATAGGGCAACGTTGGGCATGTCAATGCCTTGCTACGCCTAGGATGCAGTGGCCAACGTTCGACAAACGGATTGTTGAAGTTGAGGGCCTAACGTTGCACTTTAGAAATAGACCTCTTAGATCATTGAATAAGTTTGTGGGCCCGACGGGTGTCGTTGGGCAGTGGAGCTGTTTTAACTCTTCATCACACAATATGTTTATCGGGATTGTTAACAGAGTCCTGGTGATAAAGAATCCCGGGTTTTCGTACGGAACGCTGATTGGAAAATACCATTGGCTGCCCAAGCGATTGCTCGAGAAGCTTGAGCTTCGACCTATGGAAAAATTGGAGAAATCTGAATTCTTTCCTAGTAAGAAGCTAACACCTGTGTGGTACGGTAACGTATGGGGCATCGGGAGGCGGTTGGCTCGGGTTGTTAAAGTGAAGAAGATCACTCCGGAGGAGTTTGTTGAAAGTAGACCTAAGGCAAAATACCAGGTTTACGCAGAAGCGCTTCAGGAGTTGATTGATAATAGGAAACTTTTCCCTAGGGATGTACATGTTAACATTTTTGTAAAATGGGAACTAGTTCAGACTTCGGATAAGGACCCTAGGATCATCTCACCAAGATCACCTAAGTACAACATACTCCTTGGTCAGTACATAAATAAACGCAATGAACTGGCTATTTACAAGGGTATAGACGCTTTATGGGGAGAAGAGACAGTGTTTAAGCATTGTACTTTGCCAGCGATGGCACAGCAGATAGT